TGGCCTACATGAGCAGGTCGTATTTTAAGAAGGCTGACCGAGTCCTTATGGCTGTCGCCCTACTACCTCTTGAAGACATTACAGACAAAGCTAATGCCTGGCGCAGTGACATTCAGAGCGCGAGGGACGACCTTGCTTTTTGGTGGTTAGATGAGCAGTACGCAGAGATGCAGAACGAGGACTCGCTTGGGTTACCGGAAGATGACCCTTTACGGTTTCGGGGCAACGGCGAGCGCGTGCCAGAACAAGAGCTGTCACGTTTACTTGATTCAGTTATTAACTCTTGGGTTTAAAAGGATAGACGATGTCGAAAAAGCTGACGCGAGCCGCGCACAAACGGTTGGATGCCTACGGAGAGGCAGAAGTATTTGAGCTGTACATGAAGTACCGATCTGTAAGGAATATGTTAAAAAATATGCCCGAAAGTGTCGGCAAGATGTCTAACCGGGTGTTTTACGAGTGGCTCAAAGCAGACAAGACTGGTGGTAGGTGGGATCGCTGGCAGGGCGTAAAGGAAATGATTGCGTCTGACTTGGTTGAAGAGGGCTTAATGATCGTAGATGTAGCTGATGACGGTTCAATTCCGGCAGCAAGACTGCGCGTTGAGCACAGGAGATGGATGGCAGAGCGTTTAAATCGTGTTGCGTACGGGAAGAACGAAACTACCGCGTTGGCTGTAAACGGGGACATTAGCGCAATTTTTTTAACCGGGCTTAAAGAGGTTGAGTCTCGAGCGATGGAAAAGGGAACAAAAGAAAATGAAATAGAAGAGGCTGACTATGAGGTTCTTTCGGATAAAACCGAATGAAGGACATCTTAGATGAAGCCAAAGTGTTGGTCAGCCAGAACAGGCGCGATGCTTACGGAAGCCCAGCTCAGAACCACGGGGCAACAGCCGACCTGTTTAGCGCCTACCTTAAACGGCGCTACGGTTCACATATGACCGCCCCGACAATTGACGAGGCGGGCGACTTTATATGGCAAGCTTGCACGCTGGACGCACAAGATGTTTGCGTGTTTAACATCTGCCAGAAAATTTCCCGTTTGGCAAACACGCCGGGGCACCAAGACAGTTTGATCGACATTGCTGGTTACGCAGCCAATATAGCAGAGCTGTGAGCAGCCTGACGATCGGTAGCCTGTTTTCCGGCATTGGCGGTCTTGAACTTGGATTAGAGCGTGCCGGAATGAAGGTTTTATGGCAATCAGAGATAGACGACGATGCCAGAGCGGTTTTAAAACAGCACTGGCCGGACACGCATTGTTATGAGGATGTAAGAGATGTTAAAAGCGCAAAATCAATTGACGTTATTTGCGGAGGGTTCCCCTGCCAGGACTATAGCGATGCAGGGCGCAGGAGCGGTCTGGCTGGCGACCGTGGCGCACTCTGGTGGGAAATGCACAGGGTCATTGCTGAGTGCCGCCCCACGTGGATTGTCGGAGAGAATGTCCCTGGACTGCTTGCGAGCAACGGAGGAATGGACTTCGGCACCATTATCTCAAGTCTCGTCGGGTGGGATGTACCGACCCCTCTTGGGGGATGGGGCAACGCGGGACTCGTCCAAGGCCGGAGCGACCACTACGGAATCGTTTATGGTACTCTCGATTCGCAATACTTTGGAGTACCGCAACGGCGCAGACGCTTGTTCATTGTCGGACATTCTGGAGGAGTCGCCCGCCCCGAAATACTCGCTCTCAGCGAGGGCCTGTTCGGGCATTCTGCGCCGGGCACGGGATCGTGGCTATGTCCTTCCAGCGAGGTTGGGCAATGCGTTGAGGAAGGTGGCTCAAGCCAAGTCGGACCCATAGCGTTTCACCCTACCCAAGACCCAATTCATGGCCCTGTCTCACCCGCCCTTGGCGTAACAACAGACGGCATGGCCTGTTTAAACGTGACAGCAACCGACAACGTTCCAAGGCGATTGACTCCGGTTGAATGCGAACGACTCCAGGGGTTCCCTGACGATTGGACTCGCTACGGCTTAGACAATAAGCTTTTAAGGAAAGGCACCCGATACCAAATGTTGGGTAACGCCGTGACCGTAAACGTTGCAGAATGGATTGGTCAACAGATATCCTAAGCTACTATGAATCCATATCAGCGACTTGCAGCAGCCGTCATTCTCAGAGCGGTTCGCGATATGTGTGTTTACGGAGCTGACAACACAACTGCACCAAACGCCCGAGAGCACAAGCACGCTGTAATTTGGCTAGTCTCGAGCCGATCTAGTCATTGGTTTGACTTTGCCGAGCTGTCGCAAAGCAAGATTCTGCACAAAACCAAGTGGACAAATTATGCCCAGGAGCTATTGAAGTCATCACCTCTCACCGATCGCCAACGTAAAGTCTTGACCGAAGGCGTAGCGATTCTTTGTGAACCTGACGCATGACAGTAAAACGGTGGTCGATTAAGCGTCATAACGCTTGCCCCTAAAATACGCCACACCATCAAAGATTCTAATGCGTTCAACGTGGTATTCTGTCTTGTCCTGGTTCATTGTGACGCACAAGAATCCTTGCTGCCAATCCGGGAATGAAACGTATTCATCTCTAATCTTCCCGCTCATGCCGAGTCCCCACCAGCCGTGGACCCCGTTGTAGTCGGTACGGCCATAGAACCCTACCCTATGAGTGTGCCCGCTTATGCCACCTTTTCCGTACCGCTGGTATTCTGCTTTTTCGGACGCGCCTGAGTCTTTTTTTGCCGTCTCGCCGTGACACAGCACTAAGCGATTAAACAACAACCGATGCTTAGGGTACGGAGTATACTCCCAGCCTAAAGCCTCAATCCCAAGCAGTTTAGGGATTCTAAGAGCGTCTGCTACGTCTGGTAGCGTAAGCAGCTCTCCAGCCGATCGTGATTCGGCGAGCGCCCATATAGTTTTTCTGATTCTAGCTTCGTGATTGCCTTCTAAGAACCAATGGTCAGCGTGCGGTGTAAGACTGTGAACGATCCCGCAATGTTCAGCAGCCATTTTTAATTCATCTTTTAGGCTAGTCCTATCGAACGGATCTTTGGGCCAGCGCGACAGTTGTTCGCAATCCAGCAAATCACCGTGGTCTACTACCAAATCCGGCTGCAATTCTTCTAAAATTTTGTAAAGAATTGTTAAGACTCGAGGATCGTGATGCGGGAAGTGTATATCGGAATAATGAACCGATGTAAAAACACCTTCTGACTTAGTAGGAGCTGGCGGGGTTGGTACGTCGATAATAATCGGTGTTGGTAGCCTAGAGTGCTCCCACCGCTTTCGTAGTTTGATGGCTACATAGAAACAAGGAATTGTGACCGGGTAGCCTTCTACTTTCATTTGCACAGGCCATGTTTTTATAACTGCCTGGTCAGGTATAATTTCCCAAACGTCTGGGTCCATACCGCTTTGTTCAAACAATTCTTCTGGCGTTTTAATTGCCTTTGATGCCATAACAACAACACTAGCAATTTCGTCTTCAACCTTAGTGCGAATCTTTTCGTCTAAGTCTTTGACATCGACAGGAGGTTTTTTCTTATCCTCTGACCGTCGCGAATTGTCATCACAGGGTTTGCTGCAAAAAGATTTGCCAGCACCCGTGTAAAGCTTGCCACATTCGTTACAGTGTCGCGTATAAACCCTACCCACTACCTCACCCTCCTACCGAGTTACTAACGCTCCTGCGGCAAAGCCTACTGCTGCCAGCCACCAATCAGCTTTAATCCTTAACCCTAAGCTTGGTTGCATTGCAGAGCGCAGAGCAACGATTTCTGTTGCCATTATTTCATAACGAACTTCTTGTTCTGCAATGACAGATTCTAAGGTTAATACCAGCTCTGTTGCCTGAGTTGCCCGAAGACGTTCTGCGGCACTCACCGATCGCTCGATAACTAATGTTTCTTCTAACGATTCTATTTGTTTTTCGTAACCTTGAACAACTTCATCGAAGGTCGTCGCTTGAGCAGAATCTAGAGACGCCCTCAAAGCTACTGAGAGGGCCTCAGACTGCCGTCGAGCTTCTTGGCGACTACGAGTAAGCCTGGCAACCTCCTCGGCGCTTTCACGGCGTTGTGTGGCTAACGTGGAATCGGCTTTTGCAAGCTGAGTTGTCAGACTTAATGCGTAGCTAGACGCAGAATCAATAACTTCTTGCTGAACGACTAAACGTGCCTCTGCGTCATCAGCAATGCCTTTAAAATAGCTTGCCTGGGTAGCGCCCCGGATTCCGACAATAACAAACGCTAAAACAGGAATAAGCAGCCAATACCACGGCGGGATTCTATTGAATTGATTAAGCATCATGGCGTATTTTGCCTAAACGCTTGGTCAAACTGTTGTTGCAACAAAGCCAGTTTTGTTTCTAAAGCAGTTAGGCGGGCGTCAATCTCTTGCAACCGCAGTGTTAACAACCCACTTGTACCGATGTATTTTTTTTGCCTGTCAGCCACATCCTGTATCTCCACCATTGCTGCTGAGTCTGCCTGAGCCATCGTTGTAAACCGAGCACCAGCCACCCATGTCGCAACTAAAATTGCAATAGCAAAGCCAACGCTAATAGCGGGGAGCGAAGATGATTTGCTTAGTGGTGCGCTACTCACTACTTCCCCATCTGGCGGGTGCTGGTCTTCCAAGTTTCCCCCTAATGTCGATGTGGGTAAATGTCTTGTAACGACCTACCCCAAAGTCTTTAGCGTCGGAATGTTCTTCAAACCACGTTGCTACTTCATCTGTTGTCCAGCCACGTTTTACAACGTCTGCGGCCCCGCAAGTCATGTGCATAGACATTCCTGCGCCACCAATGCTGTAATTGTAAAGGCTGTCTCGATACCACGAATTAACTAGGACTGAGCCTACTGGATCAGCTTCGCGTAATTCTAACAACAGTTGGCACAAGACAAGGGCATTAGGTAACAAGCTTAAAGGCGGTGACTTTAATACAGACTTCCACCTGGGGCGATCGCTTTGTTGTCCTACCGCATACGCAACACGCCCAACATCTGCAATTTCGAGTGGGTGAAAATTAGTAATGCCCTGAGTTTCAAGAGCTGTAGCACAAGTCTTAACCCACTCATCCTTGGTCATCGCTCGTCGTCACGGTAATCCGGTGAGTTATCAAGCATGGAAGGACGTTTTGGCTCCCTGGTTAACGCAGCACCAATTCCACTTGTTATAGCCCCGATTTGAGGCCCAAAGTATTGCGCAATTCTGGGTCCAGTTGTCCACGCTAACAAACCCGTAAAAATCGTTCCTAAGAGCGCGTAGGCGGCATTTGGCACCGTGGCCCAGAGGACTGCATCAAAGACGATTAGAACGCCTGTAAACGCCAAACAGCACACTAATAGCAACCTAGCTGCCGACAGCGTGCCTTTTTCGTCTGATAACACTTCTCTAAACGGCATAGAATTTATTCTGTCCGAAAGGATTACCACTTTGTTTTGTTTGCCCAATACGCCGCACTCAGTTTGCCTCTGTCGATGTTCTTAGCATGGCGTTTTTTAAAACTGTCGCGACGAGCTTTTTCAGCTTTAGTTCTGGGATTTTTTCCAGCACCTTTAACGCCTTGTTGACCAAACCGTATGAGCCTTACCGTATCACCAGACTTAGCAAGGACAGCGTGAGATTTGGTTTTATGGCCGCGTGTACGTTTAGGTTGATTGTACCCACTAAATCGTTCGCCACGGTAAACAATCGACACTAAAAATGTCCGCGCATTAACTCTGTACCCATGCCACGCAATGCTCGACGCCATGACGGTTCTTCTGTCGATTCTTCGACAACTTCTTTTTCTATCACGGTTTTTTGCACGGGACCAGCCGTGTTTACGTCACCGTATTGGGTGGTTTTGCTTGAAGTAGGATTCATCGTCATCCCCAATCGTCTACGCATACCGGGGCTGCTTTGCGTTGGTTTTCTTCCGTAACCACCTATACCTGGCATAATTACCTCAATTGTTTTTTGTTACCGTAAAAGACCATAACGCTCTTGTAGCTGTCGTTGTCTCGCTTGGCGAGGACGATACAAAGCATCTTCTTGACCAGATTCAAATCTCATTTCTGAATAAGGTGATATTAATCCACCCATTGCGGCTCCGGTGACACCGCGTCTAGTTACGCCGCCTCGCAAACGAGCCTGTTCTGTTTTTTTAAGAGTGTTTGCTACTCGCAACAAACCCGATGCTTCATTTTGCCTAAGCCGCCTAGCTGTAGCTTCAGCTATCTCTCGTCTATAAGCAGGAGTATAGATAGCGCCAGCAACCAAGGTTCGACCCATTGCGCCACCTTGTCCGGCAAGCCCATACAAAAGACCAGTTGCTTCAACTGCGCCTTCTGGAGTTTTGCCTTGTTTTAATACTTGCTCTTGTCCTGCCGCGCTTACTTTTTTGCTTAGCCTCGCTTGTTGAGCGCGAGTTTTTAACTTTTTGAATAACTGCTGTTTAATGTTTTCTGGAATAAGACCCGCTTCTGCTAACACTCGCACACGATCTTCAAGTGTAGCTAACGCAGTAGCCCCTAAATCATCTGCGTTAACCTCTAAGCTTTGTATTCTGTCAGAAAGATTGTCAACGACACCTTGCTTAAATTCATTTCGTATTTGGTTTTTTTGCGCGTCGGTTAAGTTTCTTTGCGTGCGACCACTTTTGCCTCGCCAAGCATTTTCAAGCGCATCAACTAAAGCTTCTGGATTAGTCCAATCTCGCGCGCCGTTTTCGTATGCTTCTATTTTGCGAGAGTCAACCTGGTAACGCTGCCGAGCTGTTTTGTATTTTTTTGAGTGCTTTTCAATAGAATCGTCTAAAACTTCAATGTAATCGTCGATTCTTTGACGAAGCTGGTTGTAAGCATTGCCACCTTCTTTAGCGTAACGGTCTTTTAATTCAACAAGACCTCTACGAAAAGCGTCAACGTCAGTCGGAGTAGCCTGGTCAGGATTATTTAAAAACTTTTGCAGGTTTAAAGGATTCTTTCTTGCTGTTGTTGTAGGTACAAACTTTTCTTCTTTAATAACTCCTAAAGGCGTTAATCGAGATGCTTGTTCAACTGGACCAACAGCCTCTTGTAAATCAGTAAACAAACGCGCAGCAACTTTATCCGTTTCGTCAGTTGGCACAAAACGCGCTCTTAGTTGAGCAATTACGTCTTGAAACCCTATTGCTGCTTTGCTGTCAGCGTTATCAAGTACGTTATTAAACTCGTCAGTGCCTAAAAGAGCGTCCCATTTTCCGTATGCTTCGTTTGCAGCGTTTTGTTTTTTGAGTTTTAATTCTCTTAACGTTCTCTGTGTAGCACCTATAGTGCGTTTTACACCAATACTATTTGCTACTTCGACAAGAGAATCTGATAAAGCTTTCAACCCTCTTTCGCTTGTATCGAGCGTTCTTTTGAGCAGTCCGGTTTGTTGACCACCAACACTGGCCGCTGCATGAGCTGACAATCCCAAGTCATCATTGGAATCTGCCAACAAACGTTTTACTGCGCCCGGTTGATTAGCTTCGTCTGCTGCTTGTTGTGCTAAAGCCCGCATTCCGGCAAATCGGACCGATCGACCAGAAGCTTCCCATTCTTCTAATGCTTTTCTTGCCTGGTCTTTTTGCGCTTGAGTGCTTGCAGGGCTGTCTAAAACAGCTTGTTGTGTATTGACCCAATCGTCAGCGTCTATTTTAAACTGACGCGGATTTTCTTGCAGTTTGGAAGTAGCAATAGATTCGTCAACTCTTTCTAACGCTGCCCTGCGTCCTGTTGGACTGCCGCCTTTTACTCTTAATGCTTTTCCAAAGTCTAAAGCCCTGCCACCAAAGTGTCCTATTGCGCCAAGCCCCGACCCAAACGCAGCTCCAGTAAGACCGCCTCGAAATCCACCTAAAGCCCTATCTTTTAGGGCTTCGCCAACTGTTGCATCTCTTGATTCTTGGTTTCCTGCCCCAATCCCATAAACAGCGCCTTCAGCAGCACCAATTTTTGCACCAGTAAGAAGTTTAGACCCCAGCCCGCCAGTGCTGCGAGTAAGATCAGCTCCCGTGCGTTTAGCCGCTTCAGATGCAACATTGGCGCGTGACGAGCTACCTAGCATACCCGGCAAACCCCCTTGCCCCGAAAGCATACGGCCAGACAACTGCTCAGAGCCTTCGGTAAGAGCACGGCCCACTCCGCGTGTGCGTTGCGCTGCTTGTGGAGCAACACTTCTTGCTAAACCAGTGCCAGCCGCTCTTGTGGCACCCCTTCCTGCTGCCGCTGTTGCTCTTAAAGCTTGGGCACCTAAGGCACGACCGCCGCCGACCAACCCGCCGCCCGTAACGACCCCGCCAAGCATTTCTGCGGCAAATGCTTTGCCAGGGTTTGCTGCTCGATATGCGGCCAATCTTTCTCGCTCTGCGTCTCGGGCACGTTTATAACCCTCAACACCACCGCTTAAAAGGCCACTTAATCCGTAAAGTTCATCGGAAAAACCTAACGTAGCACCTTGAGCTGCCGTCCTCGCAAAACCTTGATTAACAGGTGCAGTTTCAAAATTTGTGTCTGTTGGACGAAGGCGAGGCTGGCCGTCGTCATCAAAACCGACAACTTCAACTTCCATGCCGATTGATGCGTCGTATACAACGTCACCAATTCTAAGCTCTTGCTCACCGTTCGCCACTTAGCTTACCCCCCCCTCTCTTGCTATTAAGTTGTCTGTGCTGGGAGAGGTGTATGTTGCATCTTCGCCTAAGATTCTTGCCAGTTTACCAGAGGCAGCGTTGCCCAGACGTTCAATCCTACGGAATTCTTCTAATTCTTCGTCAGCAAT